TTTTCGTGACAATCTTCGTGACCTCGTGGAGTTTCTCGTAATCGAAGGTCTTCGTCTCCTTATTGACATATTTGGGGAGGGCGATAGAGGCCAGGTTGCACACCGAAGTCTCGTCTTTGTCGGTGTATTCTAAAATTTCTGTGCAAAGATTGGAGCTCTTGATGACACCCAAATTCTTTTGGTTCGACTTAGAGTTGCACGCATCCTTGTAGAGCATGTAAGGGGTACCTGTCTCCGTTTGGGACTTGAGAATTGCTTTCCACACGTCGGTGGCTGGGATTGTGGTGGTGGCGAGACCCTCCTCCTCATACCTGGTGTAGAGTGCTTCAAACTCGTCACCATAGACATCTGAAAGCCCCTTAGCCTTATCGGGGCAGAAGAGGGACCAGTTCCCACCCTCTTCAACCCTCTTCATGAAGAGGTCTGGAATCCATAGGGCTGAGAAGAGGTCCCGGCACCTCGCTTCATCGTCACCTTGATTTAGGCGAATCTCTAGGAAGTCTAGGATGTCGGCGTGCCATGGCTCTAGGTAGACCGCGATTGAACCCTTGCGGCGACCAGCTTGGTTCACGTAGCGCGCGGTGGCGTTGAAAACCCTGAGCATTGGGATGATACCATCGGATTGTCCATTGGTCCCCCTGATGCGAGACTTATTGGCCCTAATATCGTGGATATGCATCCCGATACCCCCAGCCCATTTAGAAATTTGGGCACACTCTGTGAGGGTTCCGTAGATTCCATCTATGGAATCTGCCTTGTTAGCGATAAGGAAGCACGAGGACATTTGTGGACGGGGTGTCCCAGAATTGAAGAGTGTTGGGGTGGCGTGAATGAAGTAGCCTTGGGACATTTTGTCGTAGGTCTCTAAAACAGCGGGGATGTCGATGCCGTGAATACCGATAGAGACCCTCATAAACATGTATTGAGGGGTTTCGATGATCTTCCCTTCCATGCGTTGGAGGTAGCTCTTCTCTAGGGTTTTGATACCAAAGTATCCGAATTCAAAGTCCCTCTCGGTCTTGATGTCATCTTTGACTTTTAGGGCAACGTCTGTAACTTCTTCTGTGACAATTCCCGCCTTCTGAAGTTTCTTCATGGCGATGTGGAAGTTGTTTGGACAAACCTTCTGGATGTTACTAGCGATAATCCGGGTGGCTAGTGTTTCATAGTCTGGGTCGGAAGTGATCATACCAACACAAATCTCAGCAGAGAGGGTATCAATCTCTTGGGTGGTAATGCCATCGTAGAGGGATGAGAATACCTGTTGCGCAACTTTTGTGGAATCGCAAGTTTCGGAAAGTCCGTACGTTAAGTTCTTGATCCTATTGGTGATGCTATCAAATTTCATATCCTCAATACGACCTGAGCGTTTAGTGACCCTCATATACTTTTTATTCCACTTTTATTTTTAACCTACTTCCCACATTCAAGATCTTTGCTTCGAACGGAGACTGGTCCAGCAGTCTCCATCTTACGGTTGGGTTGGAGAAGGTAGGTGTTTACGAAAAATGGACCAGACTCACCAGCCTTGGCCACAGGGGCATAAGATCCAACAAAGCAGTCTGGGGGTTTGCATGTAATTTTTTCGTTATTTTTTGGTTTGTTGGCGTACACTTCTTTGAAGTCAGCGTAGTTAAGCATTTAATATGTACGGATAATTTTTTTTCGGGTGTTATATTAAATGTGTGATAATCTACACCTCGACTCCCTCAAGCAGTGTGAGACTCCACTGAACACCCTCTTTTTTTCAGACTTCAACAAAAATCTTCTCCAGCGTGGGATTCGTCAGGCATTCAAAAATAAAACGGGTATCGCTATAGACTACCAAAACCCTGACGATCTTTACGCGATCATGCGCACTGTATTCGTCAACAACTCTGGTGATCATAACACCCGGGTAAATGAACAGGTTAAGTTAATGAACACCCGTGTGATTAACATATCAGTTACACAGATCCAGACTGGTGTTTCGCAATACATTGCCTACAATCGCGACATCGATATGGTTACCACCCCCATTGATCAACCCCTGAACACGAGTACGGTAGGAAAAAAAATTGATTACAATAACAAAATTGGAATCAATTAAAGATTGGAGTCTCATATATGATAAGTGATGAGTCTCAATTACTATAAAACAGAAACTGAAAAAGTTTGTAAATCCAAGGGCTGGGATCGGGCAGCCATCGATACTGTATGGCTTCTCTTAACAGAGGAAGTCGGTGAACTGGCGTCGGCTATTAGACAGCACAAGAAAACATTCAAAAAAACGAATCTGAAAAAGGATAGGGGGACTGACGTAATGATGGAAATGGGAGACGTGTTTAGTTATTTGTTTCAACTCGCACACATGTTGAATGTAGATCTGGATCAAATGTGGAACGAACATAAAACTAAGATGGTTACAAAAAAATATAATCTCAAGTAGTTGTATAATGAGTGAGTTTATGCTCAGTGACCAAGATACAATTGACGACGTAAACCCATTTGTCACACACGATTTCTCCCTTCCAGGAGGTGTTAGACAGGTAGGTGAGTACAGAGATTTTACAAAAATAACTCCCATTCGTGGAGATTGTGGAAAGAAACCGAGTGTATACTGTGCGACTGGTCTATGCGAAACTGAATCCGAACCAGGTGCTTCATTCGAAGCCATACACCCACGTAGAAACATTGACTGTGGGGTAGTTGAAAAGGAAAAAGAAAGTATGGTGACCAAGGAGACCGTCGAAGATGAAAGAAACACCGCGTTTGCGTCTTGTCTATGCTTCCTATTTATTGTATCTGTAGCTCTATTATACTCAAAACGTTAAAAAAGTGCATCAGACGTGATTTGTTTATACAATTCTGAATGACATCATTAATATTTGTATTACACACGTTTTTCATAAACTCCACTTGCCAAGCACTCTCCTTATTTATACGAGGTGGTTGAAATGTCGGATCTAAAATTTTAATGGCGTGTACGATGCGGATGTAGGTTTCATTGGGGTGTTCATAAGTGAGTATATTTTCCAACATTAACTCTGACATTCTCTGCAAAACCTCAACTGTCTTATGAACCATCGTGTCCAAAAATTTTTCATAACGAATGGAATTTGTATTAGATTGTATGAATGTCCAATCCGCGAGAGGCTCGGTGTTTAGATAATCTGTAAATGTTACATACCTGTTCGAAAATTGTACGTATCGTTCGTATTGGATTTCAACATATGAAAGGTCAGACTCTATATCGTAAACGTGTTTGGCATTCTTGATGAATGAAGTCATTTAATATAAAGATGTTTATTGTCTTTAAACACCTAAGTGGTTTAACTACTTTTAAAAAGGTATGTTTTCTTCAGTCGCAAACGAAAGTTTTTCCTATCTCCTCACTATAAATGATTTCAGAAATAAAATTGCGGAGGAGTACAAACCTTCATGGTTGAAAATCACTACGATTACGATGGTTTCAAGTTTTGTACAAGACATTGACATTAAAAGATTGCGCGAAACTTTTCAAAGAATTGATACGTATAAACTGAGGCGGCAGGGATCAAAGATGGAGGGCTTCGAATGGAAGTTGAAACCGACCACGTTTTACAATCAGGTTACACTCACCTACCATGACACCTATAGTACCAAATCTGTAAAGGTTTTTCCAAATGGGAGTATCCAAGTTGCCGGGTGTTGTGATCTCTTTGACTGTAAACGGATTATTACACAGTTGACCCACATTTTTAAAACCTTTTTGGGTATGTCAAACACCATCCCCGTGGAATCTTTCCGGGTTGTGATGATCAATTCAAACTTTAGTTTGAACTACAACATCAATCTCATAGAAGTTTCTAATTGGTTTGAGGAGTATAATGATATCTTCAAGGTATCGTTTGAACCAGACCGGTATTCGGCGGTCAAAATTAAGTTCAAACCTTCCCAGGAGATGAAAGAAATTACGTGTAGTATTTTCAGCACTGGGAAGATTATAATTACGGGAGCGGAAACTCTAAAGGAAATTGCATTTGGATATAACATAATCAATCAGCACATTAATGAAAATCCCAGAATTAGGGTTTCTCGAACCACAGATACGGATGTGTTTGATATTTTTTTGGGATACAGGTGTGAACCGTTTGTGAAGTTGTTGAAAGAGAGGGGATTTAATTCTTGGATGAGAACGATACAGAATAGACAAATTAATTTCTAGGTGTATTTTAATAAAAGATGTCTCAACGACTTGGCATGGCCGATGGTCGATGCTTCACCATAAATACGTCAGCCCAACTGTTCAACAACTACGTGATGAAACAGAACAACATCTCCTTTGAGGATAATTATTCTTACAGGCAACTACTCCAAAAGTCTGGTCCAGAAATGCTCACCAAGATCCAAGACGAGCAGGGGAAGAAGAACTGCAACGACTGTAATAAACCACTGGTCAACGCATCGAAGATTTACTAACTGAGCTAAATTTAGAAAAAAACTTTAAACTCATACTGTAGAATGTCAACATGCTCCATATGTCTAAATGAAGTCAAGGCAACGCGGACAAATCCTCCGACGCGTTGTGGACATATGTTTCATTCCAACTGTCTACAGGGATGGAAGGATAAAGGTAAAAATACGTGTCCGGTATGTAGAAAAGTTTTTGATGCCTCACAATTTAAAGTTACAGTTACAGTACAGAACAATCACACAGCAGTGTCTAATACTGTGTCATTGAATGAAAGCACCACAATGGAAGTTATAGATCTTTTTGATTTATCTTTTGATGGTGTTGAAAACATGATGGATTTAGATAGTATTCTATCTGACCTTGGGATGAGTCTTTCCGACTTTGATTCCGGAATTTTTGACACAGAATGAACTACAGTATTTCTTATAGTTCAACCCAGGATAGTTCCTGGAAGCTTTGCGGGGATCTTTGATTACCTTACCCTTTGCATCAGTCAGAAGTGGACCCGTAGCCCAACCACGCTTGTGACTGAATACATTTGCTTTGAATACAATACGCTTACCCACTTTAAATTTACCAGCCTTCTTAACCCTCGACTCTGGGATGTTGAAGAACTTGGCCACAGACTTTACAGTATCACCCGGTTTTATCTTGTATTCCACAACCCCGTGTTGTTTGTAAAAGTGGAAATCACCTTGACGAATGTAATTTGTAGGTCTTCCAGGCGAAACAAACATCATAACCTTGTAGTACCCCTTCTTACACTTCGTGTCACCATTAACCTTGTAGACCTTTTTGGGGTTGTCCGAAATGACGCGTTTCGGTAGATCTGTACAATGGGTATAATTGTGATATCCGTTAGATAAACCAGATCGATCCCCCGGTATAGATTTCTGCCAACGGTAGGCTTCATAGTCACCGACAGCATAGGCGTAGCAATTGTTATTTCCCACACCCTTAACGGTACTCCAACGACGGGTTGTGAAAGTGGTTTCGGATCCACTTAGCGGTACCACCATTTATATTCAGGGTAGAAAAAAATGTGGACTACTAATAAATGATTCAAGAAGTTTCCAAATCCAAGACACGGTCTGAGGCAGTCACAGAACTTTTAGTTTTTATACTCGTCGTTCTCATCAGTACTTTCTTCCTTCGCATAGCCTGGAACCGCTCCCTAGTGAAGCACATCTCTATTCTCAAACCAATCAAAACGATGGGGGATGCACTAGTTCTCGCACTTTCCATTCAAGTTCTCCGCGGCTTATAATTTCATTCCCTCCATCCAATCTGCAGTACACCTGCTTACGAATTCACCCACCCGTGGTTTCGTAAATAGTATTTTATTGTTGGTAAATGTTAAATGTCTTCAACTGTATTTATTATTGGAACTAAGAATGTCACGCTCAAATACACCAGGAAAATGCCCCGTGGTGAAGTTGAACGGATGAAATCATTCGTCACTAAGGATGGGGTGAAGCTCACCAAGACCCCAAAGTTTAAGATACTCTCCGAAGTTGATGAGGGCACTAAGCGCG